GTTAGGTGCAGGTGGCGCATCCAAACTGGATGGTGGAGCCCAAGTTTTTTTAGCTTCTTTTGAAGCTTTAGTCTCTGACTCCCGTGAAGTTCTCTTAATTGTACTCATATTATTTATCCTCCTTCACGTATCTAGCGTATTCCTCTAGTGGCACCCCTAATCGTTTAGCAATAGCTACCTGTGATTTGGTGAGTTTCACAGTTCTGCGTCCTTGTTGACTACGAGCCGCAGAGGCTACCGTTTGGACGGGTTTCGGTGTCTCTTTTTTAGGCTCGTCTTTAGTGTCATCAAAATTTTCAGGAAAGTATTTCCTTAATCTTGAATTAACTTCATTATAATACTCTTCACTGTCCACTGCAATACCCTCTTGTGCAATATTGTTATGAATAGTAATAGCAGCATTAGTCATTACTTCATCAGATCCAAACCATTTATTTTCTTCAGCCCATTTTTTAGCTTTAGGTGTTATTCGTGGTGCAGATTGTGATATTTCCGCTGTTTGAGGTTCAGCTTGTACGTTTTGTTGTTGTTTACTTTTTTCTTCTTCGGCTTTCTTTTGTTCTTCACGGTTAACTAACTCTAATCTAGCTTTTTCTTTTTCGACAGCTAGTTGAGTTAATTTATCATTAGCTTCCATAATTTTAGAAGCATCTTGACTTTCGATAGCTTTCTGAAGAGACGCTTTGACCTGTTCTCTTTGAGCATCTACTCTAGCATCTAATTCTTTGAGATACTGCTCGTCAGTAGAATTTAACTTTTTAAGATTAGTGTCAAATTTTTTTTGTATACCCTGAGCAAATGCAAGAGCTGCTTTTTCTCTTCGTTCAGCTTCTTTCTTTTGATAGACTAGTTTATCAATTCTTTTTTGATAATCTCTTCTTGATTCACTTAGGTTTGGTTTTTGTTCTTCCTTAGATTCAGGTTTTTTTTCTTCTTTAGGTTTTTCTTCTTCTTCCTGTTTTTCTTCTATCTGAATTTCAGGTGGTGTTTTAGAATCTTCCTTTTCTTCTTTACTGGGATGATCCGTATATCCAAGATCAACTTCCCCAACATTTAAGTCAGGAACTTTATCTTCTTTCTTTTTAGTTTCTTCCTTAATCTCGACATCCGTATCCTGAATGCCATCTGTATCAAGTTCAACTTCTTTTTCTTTGTCTAATAATGCTTTTGCACTATAGTCTTTTACTTCGGCCATGTTTTTCTCCTTTATTTAAAATAAATGGAGAATATCTTCTGGTTTACCTATAGTTCCTATAATCTCGTCATCATTGAGTATACGATGTTCACCGTATTTAGTTTGAAATCTACTTCCAGCGTATCTGCCATAAATAACAAATTCGCCTTCTTTACACCAAGGGCCTTTAGGAAATTTTTCTTTATCTTGATAACAAAGGTCTCCCATTTTAACCACTAAACCCACAACAGTTGTCATTTGAATCTTGTCTTGAGTTTCATCGGATAAAATAACTCCACCTTTTGTTTTAGCTTGGCCAGACCAAGGTCTAACTAGCATACGATATCCTACGGGATTAGGTACGATTTCAAGATATTTTTTGATGCCGTGAGAATCAGTAGGGATTTGTGATTTTACCTCAGCTTTATTTTTTTCGTTTCCGAAATTTGTAAGTTTAGGTTTTATCAAGGTCTCCATCGTTATCCTCCTTTTGCAGGTTTTTAATATCCTGAAGCAGTGTTTCTAAAGCACTGAGTTTGCCCCTAGCATACTCTAATTTATCTATCGAATCAACCCCATAGCAAATATGCTCTTTAATATGTTCTATGTCTTTTTGAATTTTATGTTTTATTGAATCTATAGTATATGGATCTAACATTTTGTAAGTTTAATAAAGTTTAAATGTGCATTTTCTAAAGCTTCCATAGTATTTTTTGAATGATCATACGGTTTTTCTGCTTTATACCAATGATAAATATAAATTCCATTACAAACACAAAATTTATATTTTGACTCTACTATTTTTTTATGGGTCATTTGATCCTGACCAAACCATTTTCCGTTATCAGAAAAACCACCTAATTCTTTTATTCTTCCAACATTTACTGCAATAAAAATACCGCTCCATCTACCCGCTTTTTCTTTAGGGTATGTATTTACCTCACCCCAATATTTTTTACTTAAATGTGCCCCCACTCTTCGATGATAAGAATAATCATGATTATGTGGATCTACGCCTACCGTCAACAATTCCATACAAGCAACTCTATTAGTTCTACTGGTAAAGGCTGCAGCATTAGGATTTGAGTTTATACATTGTTGTAATTGTGTATACCAATCCATTGTTGTAAACATAGCATCATGATCAATAATAGCTACCCAATCTTTATCTGGATGTTGATTAATTGCATCATTATAAGCTCTTCCTAGATTTCTATCCTCATCCCAAATCATATGAGTCCAAATCTTTGGACCTTTTCTTTTAATACCCCAAAAATATAAATCTTTATGATTAGGTTCATAAAGAAATTGATAATCAGAAAAAATACCATCTATATTTAAAACTTCTCTTATATCTTTTTCAGTTAAATTTTTATAATAGTTTGACCATTCACCTTTTAATAAAGGTGCATCTGTTGTTGAAGTTCTTGCTGTTCCGTGTTCTGCTCTTCCTTCTGAGGCACAGGTAAAAATAAACATTCCTCCTGCTTTACAAAGTTTAACACAATTTTTTAGTGTTTCTTTGTAGTACATATCATGTTCAAAACATTCTGTACTTATTACAATATCAAATCTATGTTCTGATTTATATTCATGACCTTTAGACACTACATCTACATTAGGTCCCTTTCCAATATCTACTCCAACATATTGGGGATTATTAAATAAAAATCTAGTATTACCATTAATATCTAGGGATCCTATATCAACTACTGAAGGTTGATTAAATTTGTCTGGAAATCTTTCCTTAACCGCCTTTAAAAAATTTATTTGAGCTGAATGGGCCATTAAACTGATCTTTCTTTAATTATATTTAAAACTTCTTCATTATTTTCTTGTTCTTTACTTGGAACAAATAAAGCTCTTGGTCTTTTAATAAATGTTTCTGTGAGATCTGTCAAATAATAAACAGCCATACTTTGCCTTACTTTATTAGCTTCACACTTTATTTCATGGGGTAATCCATGCCAACTATTGCTGTTTGTATCAAATAAAACTGCTCTATTAAATTTAATTTTAATTTTATGAGCTAAATCTTTGGGTTTATTTGTATTTTCGTTATGAGACCAAAACTCTAAATGTCCACCGTAGCTTTCTTTCCAATCAGCAGACATATAAATAATTAAATTTAATTTTCTTTGTAAATTTAATTTAGGATGAACAGAATGATCTTGATGTATATTTAGTTTGCCTTTATTACCATGAAAATGTAAACCTGCACCAAATAGACCATTATCAGCATATAATTTTTTTTGGCCTGTTATTAATTGAACTTGTTTTATAAAAACTTCGGAATTTAAAAAATGAAAAACTTTATATATATTTTTACTAAACTTATCATAATGATTACACGCAAATTTATTTTCTAAAGGAGATAAATATCTTACTGTATTATTTTTTTTATAATTAAAATTATTTAATTCGGTTAAAATATTTTGGGCGACATCGTGTTTAAAAAAATTATCAATTACTACATAAGGAAAAGGTTTTCCACTTAAAAATTGTTGTTGTGTTTTTTTAATATTGAGTGGATGGATCATTAATATTATTTAAATATTTTTTATGACTTATTGATTTAATTGGTTTGAGGTGAAAATTTCTCATTTGAGCCTCTGTATAATTCTTGAGATTTTCCGACAACGATTCATATTCTTTTTCAATATATTTAAGGTCAAATAATTCTAATTCTTTAAGAATAATAGTAAAGTTTTCTTGAGTAAATAATAAATAATTATTTTCAAAATCTTCTTGAATAGGAAGTCTATATTTCCACTTGTCTAATTTATTAATTAAAGATAAAGGAAGGGATGGTTTAAAATTTTTCCAAAAAGGTGAATCATTTTTTTTACATAAATAATGGAGCAAAACAAAGTCTCTTATATTTTCTACAATCTCAATAAATTTTTTATTGTATAAATTAATATCAGACGGTGAGTAGTTGACGATTAAATGCATTAATAAAAATGATTGTGCAATGGAGGTACCTATAGAAGATGCTTCGAGTGGTTCAATAAAACTTGAACTTAATCCTATTGCTACGCAGTTTTTTATCCACACTTTATCCACATAACCTGCTTCAAATTTAATATTTTTACCAATAGTAATTTTTTTATTTAAATAATGTTCACATTCAAGTTGAGCTTCAGCAGCAGAAATATAATTATTGTTAAAAACATAACCATTTCCCCACCGTCCATTAGTAGGAATTCTCCACATCCAACCCGCTTTCATAGCTTTTGCCAGAGTATAAGGTGTATATTCATCTGTATCTTCAGTCGGAAACGCTATCGCTTCATTCATTGGTAAGTATTTTTTATATGAAATCCATGTTGCTCCTAAAGAAGTAATTAATTTTTTCTTAAAACCTGTACAATCAATAAAAAAATCTGCATTATATTTTAAATTACCTTCAATATATTTAATATTTCCTTCTTCATCATTAATTATATTATTAATTTCATCTTCAACTATTTTTATTCCTCTAGATTTACATTTATTTAACAAATATTTATTTAACTTATAAGTATTAAAATGAAATTGATTAGGAAGATCAGTAAGAGAAATTTTATTATCCCAACACGATTTATCTGTATATTCTTTGGATTGTAATTTATTTTTTATACAATAACCAAAGCCTGATAAATATTGACCAAACTTTAGTTTAGATAAGTGGTATTCTACATTATGAAAATAAGTATGATTAGTCCAATTTTCAAACATAATACCATATTTAAAGGTTGCATCCGTTTCTTTAATAAGTTCAGAGATAGAAATTTTATTAAACTCACAAAACTCTCTCCAATGTTCAGTAGTTCCTTCCCCAACCCCCACTATTCCAATTTTATCCGACTTAATTATATTTATATTAAAGTTATTAAAACGACTTTTTAGAGTTAAAGCTGCTATTAACCCTGCGGTCCCGCCTCCTACTATAATTATTTTCACACAACCCTTTTAGATTGAATAATTCCACTTTTTAGCGAACTACATTTAAAATCTTTAAAAAAACACACAAAAGTAAGTCTTGGATTTTCATGTGTAATATTAAAGTTTTTAACTCCATGAATTTGACTTCCATCAAAAGCAATTAGTCTATTAAAAATAGAGTCAAAGTATAGAGTTTCTATAAAGCCATCATTATTTTCGGCTAAAGCTTCTTTATAATTTAGAGGATTTTTTCCCTTATAAAAATCTCTTTTAATTTTTTCATGTTTTATGCGTGTAGAAAAAGATTTAGTTTTATATAATGATGTACCACAATTGGGAAGATTTTTAGACAAATAAAGTATAGTGGTTATTTCAGCGTGATCATCATTATGAATCCATCCTCCTCCATTATATGAAGAATCTATTAATTGAAAAGATGAGTATACATCAATAGCAAAGTCAGGGTTAGGAGCTTCATTAGGAAAAAGAGCGATTAAAATTCTTTTTATTAAATAAGTACTAAGATCTTTTTTATCGACACATCTTTTACCAGGCCAACTTCCTCTCTCATCTTTGTGATAAGAACCTTTTAAAGCTTCGGTAACTACTGAGTCTGGATCATTTAAAAAATTATCTATACAAATAGTAGGCCACCTCATGCTCTAAATTTATATACTATATGTATGGTTTGTAAATAGACTTTATTTTACCTTGCGCTTTTAATTTTTTAAGATCACCTTTAGTCATTTCATCATAATCAAGATCTTCATATAATTCAATATGAGGATCTTTAGATGGTTCTTTTATAAAAAAACTTTTTATCCAATCCCAAATCATTTTTTACCCCCTCTAAATATTTGTGTTCCCTTAATTCCAAAAATGCTGGCTACAACCAAAATCCAAAGATTAGTGAACCATGACGGCAGCGATTGGAAATACTCAAAGAATAATTTTACTTTTTCCATAGCTGCAGGATCGTCACTCATGACCGCCCACATAAGCACCACGATGGGCGCAGAAATAATTACGAGGACAAATTCGTCCTTGTAGTCGTTTTGACGGGCTTCTAAAAGTTTGCCCTGGTAAGATTCTTCGCCTCGGGCCATTTTTTCTGCATGCATTAATTGTGCATCAGACATCGCCATCTTTGTACGCTGTTTGTTAGCATATATTTTTGCTCCTGCTTGAAGAGCCATTTTTGCTAATCCGAACCAAGCCATATTATTTTTTACCCCCTTTTCTTAATTTAACTGGAGGTACTTGAGGATTTGGTCCTCTTAAAGGCGGTGGACCATATCTTACTCCACCTGATAAGCCTCCAACTCTATAAGCTTTAAATTTAAAAAAATTATCTAAGGGTGAAACAGATTTACTAACAGACTTAGGAGCCTGAATAGCTACTTGTTTAGGAGGTATAATTGTAGTATGTCCTCCTCTTTCGTCATTCTTTGGTGGCTGAGTTGGATTATTAGTATTTACACCACTAAATTTTCCTCCAATGGTTGTTGCTAAACTTAATGGGAAATCAATTACTTTACCTACTAAACCTGTAACTATATTTGCCATAGATAGAGGTCCATTTCCTTTATTCCCAGTATTTTTAGAACCACCACCGTATTGAGTGCTTATATAATTTTCTCTTGCATTTCCTAATGAACTTCTTGTACCAAAATCAGGTTGAGAAGAATCCATACCTCCGCCTTTAAGTTTGTTTATTTTATTTCCATAACGCTTAGACCATCTTTTTGCAATGTCAGGATGGTTTTTCCACAGATATCTTTTTTGTTTTTCAGATCGGAATGGCATTATTTTTTCTTACCTTGTTCTTTTGTTCTACGATCTTCTGCAGTTCGTTTCATTTTCTCAACTTGTAAACGAGCTTCAGCAATATCTCTAGTTTGTTTTAATTTTTGATCTGCAATTCTAATTCTTTCTGCAGCTTGATCTTCATTATTTTCTAATTTCATTTTTTCCACATCTAATTTTTCATCTATTTCATTTTCTCTAATTTCATTAGACATCATATCTTGTTCTGCTTTTCTTTGTAGGTCTAATGCTTTAATATCTAATTCTTGTTGCTTTAATGCAACTAATGGATCTTGTTGTTGTCCCATAGCTTCACTTTCAGCAAGTTCAAGAGTTAATTGAGCTACCTTTTGAGCAATCATAGAATTAATTTGAACCTTTGCTCCTTCAGGATCCATCTCTAATTTTTGTTGCATCATTGGATCTTGTGCAATTAAAGTACCAACTTGTTGACCTGCTAACATTGAAACATGTTCCGAAATATGTGCTTGTAATGCTGAAGAGACTTGTGGATTAATTTGTACCATTCTTGTCGACATAAATGCTCTATGCGCAGTAATATGTGCTTGATGATCTTGGTCAGGAAAAGCATATAATGGTTTTTGCATTAAAGCTTCTCTATTTTCTGTTGCAGGGTCTTTAGGAGTAGGTTGTTCTTGTGGAATTAATAATTGATCTATATCTTGCGTCCCTAATGCTTCATATACTCTACGATACGCTTCTCTTAAATTATGCATTAAAGGATTAGACATAGCAATTTTTAAATTTTCATTAGCTAAAGTTACTCTTTGTGCCATAGACATAATATTAGGATCCGCAACTGGTAAAACATCTACTCTATTATCAAAATCTGTTTGTTTAACTGCTTGATCGGCACCATATACTGTATATGGATAAATTGGGGGTAAATATTCTGCAAAAACTTTAGATAAAAGTCTAAATTCTCGTTTCATAGAATAATAACATCTTTTATGTATAGCAGTCATGACTCTCGAACCTCGTTCCATTAACGAAACAGTAGTACCAACAGCACGATTTTGTAAATCATTACCAACATCCATGTTAGTTATAGCTGCAAATTTCTGTCCTGCATCTACAACAAAGCCCATTAACTGATAAAGTGTAGCCGATGGCTCTTTAAATGGTAAAATTTGAAACTGATCTTTGATATTTCCGCCTGGTGCATCTACATCTCTAAACTCTCCAGGTTGAAAAGGCTGATCATCATCTCTAATTCTTATTCCTCTAGACTTAAATCCTGCTGGTAAATTAGATAATGTACCTGCATCTAGTAATTGTCTTAAAGATTGTGTAGCTGATCTACTTAAACCACCAATCATATGAGTTAAACCAAACCCATAAAAACCTAAACCTGGTAAAAATTTAAAATGTACAAAGTATTCTTTTCTTTTTTTAAACTCATCATTAAGTGAATAGTTACGATAAATAGATAAAATTTCTCCTGAACCTTCATCAATTGTTACAATGTAAGGAATCTTAACTTCTTTTTCTTTATTAGCAGATGCATTTTCAAATTCTTCTAGATTTAAATCTACATGCATTTCTAAAACTTGGAATGTATACTGTCTATCGCTTGAAGGTGTAATTCCTTCTAGCTCTTGGTATTTTTTTTCAATTTGTGTGACTCCTGTAGATAATGGTTTTAATTCAATATCTCTATAAAACCCTACAGCTTGTTTTTTAAGAATATCATTTTCTCCCATTTTAATAACATGGGTAATTCTTTCACACTCTAATAAATCGGTTGCATAATAAGGAACTACTAAGTCTTCTGCAGGAATAAATTTAGAAACAGCTCTTTGCATTACTTCATCATAATAAACTTTTTTAAATGCCGAACCTGCTAGGGCTAAATAAAATAATAATTGATCAAACTCTGGAGTATATTCTTCCATTTTTTCAGTAATCATATAATTCATGAAATCTTGAACCCGAGCAGCTTGATTCATTTTAGCTTCATCTTCAACTCCTAAAACTTTACTCTTAACAGGTCCTGAAGAAGGAAGTAATTCTTTATATGCTTGTGCTTGAAATTGTGTAACTGCTTCTGAAAGTAATGGATGTGTTACAGAAGCTGACCCTCTAAAAGGTCTAGTTCTTTCTCTAGTATTTAAACCTAATAAATCTAAATTATTAGTATAAGAAGTTTCCCAATCTTTTCGTGAAACTCTATCTCGTTTATATTCGTCTAGCAATTGATTAGACATTCTTTGAAGAACATCTTCAGATAATTCTTCTGCAAGATTTTGATGAAATTCTTCCTCTACCGAAAGAACAGTCTCGATAACAGAAGGACCTTCCGATCCTTCTATTTCAACATCTACTTCTTTTTCAGTTTCTCCATCTGAAGAAATTTCTTCTTCAGCAATCATTGCTTTATCGACTTCAGCCATTAGAAAGTTTCTGTGTATAATTTACCATTTAGTTTAGTATTAACCATAACACCACCACGCGCTTTAATGACTCCACCTTTAGCTCGAGATCTTCCTCTTAATATTGGATGACCTCCGCCTCTTGGGTTCAGAGTGCTCTTTGGTTTAGCTGCGTCAAGTGCTTTCTGTTTAGCTTGCCATAGTTTCATTCTATTTATCTGCCCACTTCTAGTTCTTGGATTTAGATTAGTTTTAGATTCATCCGCTAATATTTTAATCGGACTTGCTTTTTTATCCATACCCATATTTTTAGATAGCATTCCAGGTTTTCCTGAATAGGCTTTGTTAGATGTCATCACCTTTCTTGCTTTAGCAAACTTATCACCTGCTAAACTTTTTGAGGCTTGATGTCTACCTATAGAGCCAGTCATTGCTTTGTTGGCCATATAAAGACCTGCGCCTACCATTGCTGCTCTTTTTAGTTTTTTACTTAATTTTCCCATTGGGTTTCTCCTTAGTAATATACGTATTTTCGCTCTCGATTATAACGTTCAATCTCTTTCTCGTCAGAAAAAGTAGTTATAAAAGAACCTTGCCGGTATCTTAACATAGCTTGAGTGGTGCTGTCCACATAATCATCATGTTCTCCATGAGGAAAAGCAGCACATTCTTCAATTACTTCTTCTGCCCAATGTTCATCTCTAGGAAAATAGACTTGTCCTGATTCGAATATAGGAGCACAAGCGTTGACCCGTGAATGTTTGTCCTGTCCTCTTCCTGGAGTGTAATCCATAACAGGAATACCCATTCTCCGAAATTCTTGTAATAAACTTTGTCCACTTGCTTTAGCTTCAACAATCACGGTCTCTGGCTGCCAATATTTATATTGGTCTAAAGCTACCATTTTTAGTTCTGGAAAATCATACTTACCTTTAACGGCATCAATTAACATAATAGCATCAGGTCCTGATTCGTGAGGCGTGAAGATTCCCCAAGTCGTAATAGCAGAATAATCTGCAGTTTCTCTTTTGCTAAATGCAGTGTCGTAAGATTGTATAACATGTTTTAAATATGGCATCTCCTTTGTCCACGGCTGCCACCATTCTCTTTTTAAAATAGCTCCTTCTTCTGATGTTGGATTCTGCATATATTGAGCAGACCAATTTCTAATTGATATAGACGCTTTAACTTTTTCTAATTCTTCAAGAGACCAATATTCAGGCCACACGGGTACTACATCATCATCTTCCCCTATAAGTGCAGGAAAAGAAATTTTTTCCCACTTGTCTGCTTTAGGTTCTTCTTCTGCTTTAATTAATCTTCCTGTTAAATCATCTTCTGCCCATCTTGTCATTACAAGAACAATTGAGCCTCCAGGTTGTAATCTTTGTCTAGGTCCAGATAAATACCATTCATAAGTTCTTTCCATGGCAGAATCAGACATAGAATCTTGTTCAGTATGTGGATCGTCAATAATAAGTAAGTCCGCCCCTCGTCCTGTGATAGAACCGCCAACACCCGCTGCAAAGTATTCCCCACCATGATTGGTCTCCCAACGTCCTTTTGCCTTACTATCTTCTCGTAGTCTAACATCTCCAAATATTTGTTTATAGTCTGGGCTATCAATTAAATTTCTTACCTTAGCCCCAAACCTTGCAGACAGTTCTGCATTGTGTGATACCTGCATTAATTTCATTTTAGGAAACTTCCCTATGATCCATGCTGGAAAATAAACAGATGCAAATTCTGATTTGGTATGTCTAGGAGGCATATTTACAATGAGCCTCCCTTTTTTATTTTTTGCTATATTGGTAAACTCATGAGCAATATGTTGATGATGTCCCCATCTATTCATATCTTTGTCTGTACGACATATAAAATCAGGCCATACATTTTTTACAAAATATAAGAAGTTATCT